CCCCTCTGCAATCTCCAGGCCGCCCCATTGGAGCTGGGCTATCCCTGCTCCCTCAATGTAGATTGCGGTCTCCTGGGTGATGGATTCCAGCTCTGCGCGGGTGTATTGCTGTCTCATGGCGATACCTCCGGCGGGCGGCGTACTATATGCCACACGCTTCCCTTTTTCGTAAAATGCAGATACTTATATTCCCGTTCCCCACGCTCTATCCGAGCTGCGGGTTTGCCGCATTTTTGGCAAAATATGCTGTAATTTAATCCGGCGGTCTGCATCCCGCCTTTTCCACTGCCGCTCATGCCTCTCCCTCCGGCGGGCGGCGGTAGGCGAGCCATGTTTGGCCGTATAGTTCTCTATTTCCATAATCGTACTGGTCAAACGCCGACACAAACAAAGCCTTAATATCGTCAACGGTATGCACTAACACCCAGCAACTTTCCCCATCTTCCAGCTCGACGATATATACAGGCTTTGCTATCATATTGTCCAGCTCATTCCATGTCAGCGGCTCGTTCGGCGGTTCGTTAGGGACATTATTGCCCTCACCAGGCGGTGCGGGGAGTGGCATCCAGTGGGTGATTCCAGCGCCGTCATAGATTCTATCCCAATGATATTTCCATCGTTCTATCATTTTCCCTCTAACCTGTGCACGCTCCCAAATCATCGGTGCTACATGGCCATTTTTATCGCAAGAAATAACCATTTTGCTGCACCAATCCTTCTCTGGCAGTTCCGGAAGCCTTTCCTCCACGCTCACCCACTCGTTCTGCGGGGTGAGGGTGGGCATATTAGAGATCGCCTGCAAAAGCGCACCCCGTTCAACAGCGGTTAAATCTGTTTTCTTGATATACTCCTTTAGCGCATCCGAATCAATCGCACTCATCTTTCAGCGCCTCCTTAACCATGCGTGGGCTTCCCTTTGTGGGGATTTCTTGCGTTGGCAATAAAAGCATCCATAATAAGCGTGAGACGATTATGTTTGACTTCGCCATTTCCATCGATATAAAAGTTTTTCATGCTCCACCGCTGGAGTTCTCGACCAAATGGATAGTCTACAACTACGTCTTGCCCAATTAGGGCTATAAATTCATTTTTTGTCATTGTTTAGCGCCTCCAGTCTCTTTCTCAGTTCCTCCCACGCCTCTGGGGTGAGAGGGCGGCCACATTGAGAACAGTATTGGTGTCCCCACCGCTCCCATGCGATTGCTGTATCAGGATCTTTGCAACGGTTACACCCAGGCCACACCCGCTCTACCTGCTCCCGGCTGACGGGGCGGAGGGCGGCAATTGCCATCTTAGCGGCTTCAACCTCAGTCGGCTTATATGTCCAGTATTCGATTATGTTTTGCAATGACTTGATCGCTTCTTCTCGCGTCACGGCTGGGCCTCCTTTTCCAGCAGCTCCATCTCCGCAGCGCTCAGGATCAGCGCGCGGGTGTTCCATATCTGCCGTGCTTCTTCCAAGTCGTAGCCCGCCGCCATAAACCCACACAGGCATTCAATCATTACGCATGCCATTACAGCCCTGTGCTTTGTGTCTTCACCCCTGCAACCCGGGCATGGCAGTAGCACCCCCGCATCCGTCAGCCGCTTGGCCGCCTCTTTATTGCCTAGAAGGGCTAATTTGATATCATCCATGTATAATTCCCCTCTCTATGTCCGCTATGGCCCGAAAGATCGGATAAAACTGCTGGGGCACTACGGCGTTTCCGAGGCATTTAAGTCGGTCCACCCGAGAGGGAACCCCATAAGATATTCTACCCACGTCGGGTTCAGCTGGCCACCAACCTCCGTTTGCAACTGATGCTCCCTGTTTTTCCGGTAATCCTTGCATCCCCTGTTCTTCCAGTCCGTTGCAATCGGCGTTGGCCACATCTTTACCATCCCGCTCAAATTTGGTTCGCCTCGGCTGTTGTGATAAAATTCCCTGTTTGCCGAATCTGACGCAATCGGAGTTTTCCAGAGAATTGGGTCTCCATCCTCTCCCGTTATGTTTTCTTTCCAGCGCTCTACACCCGATAATCGCGCATCTGTCGCGCCTGTGCGGGGCGTCGACGGCACAAGCCGGAATAATAAACGCTTGGACGGAGTAATCCTCGCTTTCCAGGTCAGCGCACACCTGGTCGAGCGCCATATTGACGATCCCAGCAACGTTCTCGCCAACAACCCAAGCGGGCCGGAGATCCGAGATAACTCTAAGCATTTCAGGCCAGAGGTAACGGTCATCCTCCTTGCCTCGTCGCTTCCCGGCAACGGAAAACGGCTGACAGGGGAATCCGCCCGAAATAATGTCAACTGTTCGCAGTCCTGTCTTTTCATAGAAACTCTCCTTCGTCAGCGTGCGGATGTCCCGCCAGCGCGGCACGTCCGGCCAGTGTTTTTCCAGCACGCGGGTGGGATAATCCGCCCACTCGCACTGTCCGACGGTGGTAAATCCGGCCCACTCGGCGGCAAGGTCAAGTCCCCCGATGCCGGAGAAGAGGGAGAGATGCGCCAGTTTCGTCGCCTCGTGGTCGCCCAGAAGGGCGCGCATCTTATCGTCCATCGTTCGATTCCTCCTTGACTGCTTTCCAGCGTTCTTTGCGGCTACACGTCCCGACGACTGCATCACAAATGCTCTTGGACGCACAGCGCTCACATGGTCCCGCCCTAAAAAACTGTTTCATATACTCTGTGGTGGTTGATATGGAGTATCCGGTTGCCTGGGCTATCGTCTCCGGCCCATACCCGTCCAGCGCCATGCGCTCCAGCAAATCGCGGGACGGTTTTGGCTTTTTCGCCCTGGTATGCAGAAGGCAGCCAACTTTTTTCGGGTTGCAGTCCGGCAGCAGGCACTGTCCACAGATTGCCGCCTCCTCCGCGTCCCGCTCCGTAATATTGCGTTCCACGATCGGCTCCATCGCGTCCAGGCTGCGCCAGGGTGCCACCGCTCCGCTGATGCCGTAGGGGTCTCTGGTGATCACAGCTCCGTCACCTCCACCCGAATACATCCCCCGTCCCAAAGCCTATGTATGACCTGCCTGTACCAGCGGTGATCGTCGTCGGGCAGCAGGTATCCCTTGAGCGCGTCCACCACGGCTTTGGCGATTGCTGCGTGGTTGTCAATGTCCAGCCCGTCGTCCCATGCAAAGGTGATGGAGACCGGCCCACGTACCATCCCGCGCCTCACACGGGCCTGTTTCAGCGCGACCAGGGTCAGCGCATGGAGCTCGTCGGCGTCCTTCTTCCGCTGCGCCCAGTGCTTGCCGGAGTAGTAGGCGTTCAGCCCAAACCGGCGGCAAAAGGCCGACTTGCCCTTCTTCGTGGGCGGGTATGGTATGTTAAACGTGATTTTCTCCATCGTTCCGCTCCAACACTAGGGCAAACAGCGCATAGGCCACCTCGAAATGCCCCTTCGCCAATTCTACTCCGCCTCCGTCCAACGCAAAAATACCGATTTTCATATGACGCATGGCCTCTTCCGCCGCTATGCCTATCGCCTTATCCATGTCCATCTCTGGCTGCCTCCCAACTATATCTCTTTGTCGGGTTTCCTCCCGCGTCGTAGTATCTCCGTGATTTGGTGTCGAACATCAACGGGATTACCTCGCGGCTGCCGGTCTCTCTGGCCTTGATAATCCTGATCCTGGAGTCAACTTCGTCAGATTCTTTTGCCCGCTCAACAGAAAAAACATTGTCAGCGAGGTTGGTAATCTCCGCCGCCCCCGCAACGTCGTCTGCTGTCAGTCCCCGCTCCTCTCCAGCCTTCCTGGGATGGGCCACCAGATGCACATGTACATCGTGGCGTTTTGCGAAGGCGCTGAGTCTCTGCGTAAAAGCTTTCTGGGCCCCATAATGACCAAGCTCCACTTCTCCCTTCAGACTTGCGGTCATGATGTTGTCCACCAAGTACACCGAACACCCGTATCGGCGGTAGGCATACTCAAACAGGCGCAGTATGTTGTCCTCGTCATGGGCATTTGACTGTCGCAAATCGGTCAGGAGAAAGCTCCCTTCCAGCCATTGGTCAATCGCCCGAACAGCTTCTTTTGACGGCGCGTACTCCATCCGCCCCGTTCTGGGGTCTGGCTGCTCTACAAGATTCCTCGGCCCTGCGATCTGCGGCAGCACAAACCGTTTGAACTGCCTCGCCGGGAGCTCCCCGGAATAGGCACATACAGTTCGGTTCTGGTTGATTGATTCCACGAGCATCTGCCCGAGAAGCGTCGATTTCCCTTCGCCGCGCCTGCCTGTCCATACTGACAATTCGCCTCCCCGGAATCCGCCGGTGCAGTAGTCCAGCGGCACCAGCCCGGACATCATGCGGTTTTGCGAAATGGGCGCGTCCATCTCCACTTGCGACAGGTCAATCAGCCCCGGCCTCGGCACATCCAAAGCGCCAAACAAAAGGCTTTCTACCGCCTTTGGGCCAGCATTGTCCAGCAGTTCGACCACTGATTCATTCCCGCGAAACGCCGCCTTATCCGCCACAAGGATAGTGACCGGCACCCACTTCTGGAGCTGGCCTACAATCTCTTCCCGGTCTGCATCGTTTGGTGTTGCGACGAACACATAGCAGAACTGGGTGATAAACTCCGTGCAGGCAGCTAAGTCCTCCCAAGCCGCGTATCTGTTCTTGCACACGGCGTTAATACCAACCGCCGCCGCGTCCTCCGGCGTAGCGCACCACCAAAGTCCTGTCGGCAGGGATGGGTCAATCATTTCTGCCCGGAATGTCAGCAGCAGTGAAATATCGCTCTGGCTGGTCATGGTTCCCCCCCTTCCTGCGCTTCTCCCACGTCCGCACAGCAGCTTTCCAGTCTTTCATTTTGGCCTTCCCCAGCATCCACCCTCTGGCCGCGTAGTAGTCCACAAACTCCTGCGGGTCTATGCCGTTTTTGCGTGCAAGGCAGTATTCTCTCACCTCGTCCACCGTGGGAGGAACAAACACTTTTCTTTTTGACTCCGTAGGAGTCTTTTCTTTTGTCTTAGTCTTAGTCTTATATATGGGTAAAGTTTCTTGTAAAGGATTCTGTAAAGGAAACTGTAAAGGTTTATGTAACGTTTCCTGTAAAGAATCAATACCAGAATTTGATTGTTCCGATAGGGAATAGCGGCTCGGGGCCCCTTTTTTCCCTTGCTGGTATCGGATAAATCCAGCCTTTACAAGCTCGTCCCTCGCTCTGTAAGCGGATGGCTTTGACAATCCATTTGTCATTACCTGCAACCGAATGGTGTCTACTGGAACCCACTCAGGCCACCCAGCCCGGTTAAATACGTTCAGCAGCCTGAAGTACAAGACCTGCGCCGGAAGCGTCAAGTGGTTGTTTTCGATCCAACGGTTGAACTCATTAAGGTAATCAATGTAAGTCAACCCATCACCGCCCTAGAACGGGAGCTCTCCGTCGTCGTCCACCTCCGAGAACTCCTGCCCATTCTGTTCTGGAAATTCAGACTCTGGTGCGTTCCCCTCCGACTTCCGGCTGTCGCCAAAGTACACACTATCAGCCACAACCTCCAGGCTCGACCGCTTGTTCCCGTCCTTGTCTGTCCAGATGTTGGTTTGCAATCTGCCGTCTACCACAGCCATGCGGCCCTTGGAGAAATATTTGCTTACAAACTCCGCCGTGGAGCGCCATGCGGTCACATTAACCCAATCGGTGGTTTTTTCGCCAGTGGCCTTGTCTTTAAAATCCCGGTCAACCGCGATGGAGAAACTGACCACCGAGACACCGGACTGCGTGTGACGCAGTTCGATGTCCTTTCCAATGCGGCCCTGGATCACAACCCTATTTAGCATTTTGGCCCTTCTTTCTTGTATATCAATTTTGATTCATCCCATCCTGGGTATAAAGTGCGGAGGTAGTCCTGCATCTGCTTATGAAGCGGACCATCCGCCCCCTCGTTGTCAAATGCCGCATGGCACCGCTGGCAGCCTGTCCAAATGTTCTCTGGAATCCCAAGACCGCCCTGACTCCGCCGTATGTAATGACAGTGTGGCCCCGCATTGATGGAGCCGCAGAGTACGCACCGCCCAAAATCCCTCTCCCATACGGCCTTTTTGGTTGCCGCGGATATGGCGGTGGCCTTAGTCTCTCGATGCACGCCCCCACTCCCTTTCCAACTGCGCGTCCAGGATGCGAATTTGCAGTTTGTAGCCCTGTATGGCCTCCCGTGCGGATTCGTACACTGTCTGCGCAATATCTCTTTCCAAGCGTAGTCGGGCGATCTCCGCGTCACCACGGCAAATATCAGAGATAATAGTTACAGGCGTGCCCTCCGCCCTGGCCTCCAGAACAGCTTTTCGGAGGGCTACCCTGTAATCGCGTTCCGCCTGCGCATATGCTCTGCCGCGGGCTCCGAGCTGCCCGATTGCCTTATCCAGGAGTGCGGACTTTGCGCCGATCTCGTTTATCAGCTCATAGCCCATACAAACGCCCGCTTTCCTGTCCGGTTGTTCAGGATAGATAAACCGGAAATCCTACGGTTGTCACCATAAGCAATTTTCTCAACCGAGAAGGTGTCGAAGGTACGAAACTTCCCATTGGATTCCAGGATGTTCATTTTCTCAGAGGGTACCCAAATAAACGGGGCGGTATAAAGCTCTCTGCCAATGCCCCATCGGAAACCAGCACGTTTGAATGCGTCGCTTGCCTCCCCCTTTTTCTCGTTGCCCTCGCCGTCCTCCCTGGACTCTATTCCACAATCCCACTTCCACGTCCAGGCGTCTCCCTCACGGATGGCAATCCCACAATACAGGTTCCCTTTGATTTCCCGGTAATCGTTCGTCCAGTTTTCAGAGCCAACCGTCTCATCCAGGATATCCATATCCGTCCTGGCCGTCTTATAAAGGAGGAGAACCGCCCCATTCTTTTTGACCTGCTTGACCTTCACCTCAATGTCGGAAGCCTCCAGCAGACGGAACTTGTCCATCACTTCACCCCCACACTTCTGCCCTGTTCAATGTGGGCGTAGGGGACTGGAACACCGTCTTTAATGAGCTTGCCAACTCCAGTTTTGCTGACCTCCGGTTCCTTGTACTTGACGCACTCCGCGTCATAGCCGTTCTGCTCCAGCCAGCGGATTAAAGCTTCTGGATTAGACACTTGAACGGACGAGGTTTTGCGGAAAATGACGGAGCACCTGGCCGTCTGGAACTTCTCGCCGTCTAATGCAAGGGACAGATAGGATTTCAGTCGTTCCGCCTTGTTCTCCAGGGCCTTTCTGCGCTCATTGAGTGTGTCCGCCTCCTCCTTGATTGCCTTGGCGTCGGCCATCAAATCCTTGTACCAAAGGGCCATATTCTCAATCTTAGCGTCCCGATCCATCTGGAGCGCAGCAAACGCCTCATAGTCCATTAGTTCCCCTGTCTCCGGGTCTACCAGACCTTGAATCGCCTGGTCAATTTCATACAGTGTCATTTTGTTCCTCCTTACATTTCTGGCACATTTCTTCGTTTTGGTAAAGTTCTGCTCCGCAATTTGGGCAATTCCCTGCGGTTGGATCCTGTTGCATATCCCGGTATGGTGAAAATGGAAGCCACCACTCCATATCAGGCAATCGCCGGAAGCACCGCCCGCGGGCAGCCATCCTCGCCCATATAAAGAAATCCGGTTCGGCCATCTGACAGACGGATATGTACTGTCCCGTCCAGGGCGTTAATCTCGTCGATCGGATAGCCGATGTTCTCCATCGCCCAGCGCAGCAGGGCGGAAATATTTGCGGTGTTCAGCATTGACTTTTTCTCCTTCCAGCCCTAAAATAAGGGCAGATATCGTTTTCCATGCCGCCCTCCGGTCTCGCACACCGGGGAGCGGCGCTTTTATTTGTAAATAACGGCTTCCGCCCGTGTAATAAAATGATGAATGCCAGTAGAGCACTCGTTCCAGCGGTCATCATCAAAATCAGACACTTCAACGGTTTCCCCTATGGTATAAACAAAGTTCGGATCATAATTGCTCTTTACCTGGCTGCCAGCAGGATTCCCATCAATATCTGTGATGCTCAATACCTTGGCCTTGCTGGCGCGGCATTTTCGGCTAGTAG